TGGTGCGGATTGAGGGTTTATACTCAACGCTCCGCACCATTACTACATTATTTAAACTCTACATTTCAAAAAGGGGCAAATAAGGGGCAAGCGTTATTTTCTTTTATTGAATACAAGTATTAACCACTTTTTCTAAATCCCCTATACCATCAAATATATTGAACCCTATTTCACGGATTAGTTTCATTTGATATTTGTGTTCTTCTCTTGTACGTTTAAACTCTGTTAAATGTTTTACCATACCTCTCATAAGAGATATATTTGTTTCCATTTCTTCTATGTACTCTTTAACACTATCATAATCTATTCCTATTTTTTCTTCAATTGCCACTACAGACTTAACTGGTGCTACAGGTTGCCTATTAAAGTATTTAGCAATTGTTAAATTAATAGGATCTACATTATTGTACATAATACAAGTTAGTTTGTATGCCGTAGATTCTGTGAATACAATTAATTTAGAAATAGCACTATGCATAGGAATATTGTTTTCATTCTTATAGGCAGTTACTTCTTCCTTTTCCAATAGTTGATATGGTAAGCCTTTATCTTTTAAGTGCCATAGAATACTTGTTCTATTTCTTTTTACTATTTCTGCAAAATCGCCAATGGTTATGACAGGTATACCTTTATATGTCTTACAATGTAGTTCATTTGGATTTACAGGATCTTCTAAATAGCCTTGTTTTAATGTTTCTTCCATTTCGTTGAAAGCTTCAATATATTTTAGCTTCCATTGTAATGCTTTCTTTCCTGTAAAGCCCATGGCAAGTAGTGAAAAGCCATCACGATTCATTAAATAAAATGGAAATTGTTGTCCACGATAAACACTAGATGTTTCTTGGAAAAATTTAGTGGCCGAATTTTCGGCTACTAAAATTTCTCTAATAATTTCTAATACATGTTTATGTTGTTTTCCAAAATGCTCTGCTATATCTTTACTGGATACTACGATTTGATTATTATTAATTACTACTAATTGTTTCATGATTTTAGCTCCTTAGTCTTTAAAGGAACAATGCACTCATGATATAATATTTCATAGAGAACATTGTTCTCCCGTCAAATAGGGTAGTGAAACTTTTCCAGAGGTACACTACTCTATTTTTTTATTTTATTATACATAGACCTTATAGACAATCTAACCGCATCAGAACGAGTTGTATCATTAGCTTTTGCACATTCATCCAACATCATTAAAGTATCTTTATCAACTCTTATGCGTAACATTGTATCTTTTGGATTATCCGTAGGTCTACCCATTTTTGCAGCACTCATTTCATCACCTCACTTTTGTTGCTACATTTATAATATAATTTATGTAGCTACATAAGTCAAATAAACTTTTCTTAAACTAAAATTTGGTGGCGGAATTTTCGGCTACCAAAATTTAGTGGCACAATTTTGTTCCACTAACCTTTCACAACAAAAAGAGCCACCGCATTATCTGCAGTGGCTTTATCTCCCCTTATATAAAAGGGGCAAATATTTATTTTCAAAAGAGGCATAGTTGTCTAATGGTACTTGCTCCCTTAAATAGAGCAAGGAAATATTTGATGGTTAGGATCATACCATAATATATAAAATACACCTTGTCGTACATATCCGATTAATCGTTTTGTACCAGTTAGTCTCAAAGAAAAAACTCTGTCATAACTCTCCATCAAGTTACGCCTTATGTATTCTTTTCTTAATGAATTCGGCAATTTTGTAGCATCAATAAAATGATTATTTGAGCCACCTTTATCCCTTTTTCCTCCAGAAGCATTTTTTAAATCAGTCCATATCTGAGTTTCATAACTTTCTAATTTATAAATGATTTCAACAATCAAATCGCATGCTCCTAAAGTCCCCCATGATTGATGTTCATAAAAACAATCTTTAAATGACCACTTAAAAAGCTCTGTATCATAGTTACGTCTTGTATTACTTTGCTTTACACTCTTATCAATATTTCTTTTTGGCCGCTTCATTATTCAATAATCACCAATTCTCTTGATAAAATGCTAACATATCATCTTTTGGTATGATATTATTACAAAAAGCCCCTGCTGGAGTATCGCCCCTTGCATTTATCCATGGTGCCTCACTATGAGTCATCTCACTTAATTCAAATGGGGATAAATCAGCTAAACTACTCATCACTACATTAATGGTCTCCTTATGATCACTTGATATATTCTCAATATCTGGATTATAAGAATCTAAAAATGAACTATCAGAAAGCATGAATTTTCCTTTATGTGCATTAAATAGATTATGGCATACAGGCCCCTTCGCCCAAGCCTCAAAATCATCTTCAAATAATGGCACATCATCCCATACCATTGCCATAGCTTGTGAATAAAAAACTAATTTTTGTAATTTCATAGCGGACATTGGGCCCCAATTATCTATGATATATTTCGCCACATCATAGACAGTACTTTGTTGTCCTTTTCCTTTCATAATATTTGCCTCCTTAACATCACAACCTTTGTTAAGATTAGTTTATAATCCTTTCATTAATCATACATGAAGAAATGATGAAAAGGCAAATCTTTATTTATGCTTCTTTACCATACAGTCTTTCCATCCCTTGCCTTGTTACAAGCCAGTTCTTACCCGATTTCTTAAACTCGCCTTCTTTAAATCCATTCTTTACACGACCTCTACAATTCTGTTTCAATGAGTCAGCAGTAACATTCCAGCGCTCTGCAGCCTCTTGTGTGGTCATAATATCATCTAATTCAAATTTCAATTTTATCACCCTCTAACTAAACGTTTAATTGCTAGTATCAAAACAATAATAGTTACTATATTAATCAGCCATTCTAAATATTGCATAATTCACCTCGTTGATTTACAATGATGTTGAAAAGGTGGCGGGGCTTTCACCCGCCGGCTTTTTACTACTCCTTGCTAACAAGTTTCAGTATTGCTAGTGCCAGTACCAGTGGCGTTAACGCATTCGCTAAACTTGTTAGCTTTTCTATTATGTCCACTTTTATCACCTCCTTACATTTTTATTATACCCTATATCGTGTATAAAGGCAAGTATTTATTTTGATTTTTACAAATAAAAATAGAGCCTACCAACCTAGATATTTTCTAAGTTAGTAGGCTCTTTTATTTATATTTGCGTGTATCCACCATTACACGCTATGGAGATGTATGGATCACCTCTCATTCATCGATGTATTACCACTCCAATGATTGCCCCCGCTCCCACCATCTGAGATAGGTTGCGCTGCATCCGTAGTCGTTTGATGGTTCTCTTGTCGTTGTCGATTTGCCCTTTCAATTCGGTCAAAGAGTTCTGCATTTCGTTCAAGGTAACTTCTTGCTTCACTAAGTCCGCTTTGGCTTTGTTCAATTCTGTCGTTAATTTGTCGATTGTAGTCTTGGCTTCGTTCAATTCTTGTCGCTGCTTCACGGCTATAGTCTGCGCTTCGGTCAATGGAACGTTGGATACTTCGATTAAGCTCAGTGCTTTCTCGTTTTTTTTCTTGAGCTCGTTCCACTGCGTTAAGGGTACGCTGATAGTCGGTTCCGCTTGGTTGGTAGAAGATGTATCCGATGCAAAGGCAGACGACGAGCCCAATACCACCGATAACAAAATAGCGGTAAGTAGGGTTATCAAATAATACTTTGATTTTGTCATACATTATACCCCTCCTGCGTAGTCAGTAATTCCCCTAGCGATAGCACGAACGATAGTATCTAAATCATTAGTCAGCACAGCGTGGTCTTCTTCGTTATCAATGAATGCCATTTCAACTAATACTGCAGTTGCATCCGTGCCATTTAGTACCCAAAGGTCGTCGCGTTTTTTAACACCACGATCAACTGTATTAATGCTTCGGATAATTTGTGATTGGATATAATTGGCCAAACGTTGACCATTAAAGGACTTATACAAAGTCTCAGTGCCTCTAGCTTCTGTATTAAATGCATTACAGTGAAGAGATACAAAGATATCTGCGCCCCAAGAATTAGATTCAGAACATACTAGACCTAAATCATCATCTTGTAGAGTACGAACTTCACATCCGGCTGTTTCCAAATAGCGTGCCAATATCTTGCCTGCATCACGAGCTACGTCGCACTCACGAGTACCATGTACAGGATTGACTGCGCCACTATCTAAATTAATATCGTGTCCGGGATTAATAAATACTTTCATCGTTTATCCTCCTCCTCTAATTTATCAGGAATACCATTATTATTTTTGTCTAACCAAAGTCCTAAGAAACCTACAACAGCCATTAATACGCTAGGGATGAATATATGATCTATGATATTAAGCCCTACATTAATCAGCTTGTTCGCCTCGTCAGATACGTACCCGCTAACAAATGACATAACATACTGAGTTATTACCAATAAAATAGGCACTAGCATAATAAATACTAGCGCCCGTGTAGCGAATATACCTGTAGGGTGGAAGTTGGCCACCCTTACAGATTGATATGATTTTTTAACGGTATTGATGAGATTTGGCGGTATGTTCATGTAGCTCCTCCTTAATATCATCAACACGAGATTCAATGCTATCCACACGTGATGTTAATTTCACATGCTCGGTATATGCCTTTGTGCGTTGTTCACGAGATAACTTAATTTCTTCCTTTAGGTCTTTTAACGTTTCAATTAAGCTACCCATTTTCTCTTGAATCATTAAATTATCTTGCAGTCTTTGCAAATCTAACTTTTCAAGCAACGGAATAACCAACACTTTATAACCAAGTCCCGCAACCACCGCAACTATAGATAATGTGGTTAATATGTCGTTTAACTCAAATTGCCAAGTCCACATATACGCTCCTTTCTTATAATGTTGCTTCTATTAACTTTGTATACATCAATTTCATTCGTGCATTATAGAATTTGATTGTTGTATTTTCTGTGGTAGATGGTAATGGAACGGATATATTTGCCATACTCATATATTGAATTTCACCGTCATTAATACGGATTGGCAAGGTTACTCCATATGTAATATTTATTTTGCCCTCATTCACTGTGATATACGGTTCTGCAAGACTTGCATCATCAGCTAAGTAAACAGTATTACTATTTTTTTGTGCTTCAAAGTATTCAAGAAGAATGCCTTCAAGACTGTCACTCTTCACAAATACATTATTGTCTAATAATAAATCTTTAAGTTTAGCGACGGTTTCAAGATTGACATTATCACCTTGCGGACCTTTACGGCCACGCTCACCAGTCTCCCCTTTTTCTCCTCGTTCACCTTTCAAGGCAGCTAACTGCTCTTCGGTAAAATCAGTGTACTTAAACGGCTCGCCCTTAGGGCCTTGTTCTCCGTTTTCCCCAGTATCACCTTTAGGGCCTTTGAGGGCATTAAGCTGTTCCGGCGTAAAATCAGAATATTTAAAAGGTTCACCTTTATGGCCTGGAATACCTTGTTCACCTTTATCGCCTTTTTCTCCCTTTAATTCTAGTTTTTGTGCCTCGGTTAAATCCTCAAAACGTAATGGTTCACCTTTCGGACCTTGTACTCCATCTTCACCTTTAGGACCAGGGTCGCCTTTAGGGCCTTGCAATTTAATAATTTGAGTATTGTCTTTAACACTAACTTTATCTTCTGCACCCATATAAATATTAATAGTATTTTCACTCATTTTATTTACCTCTGTTGCTAACACCTTCAAGAATAGTTAATTGCCCTTTAACGAGGCATTTAATAGGGCGGCTACCTGCCCAAATAAATAAGTCCCAAGCATACCTACCAGCATGTAGTTCGTTTGTATCCAAAGAAAGGATAATTCTACAGCTTTCATCGGCCGTTAAATTATCCTTTGATACTTCAATATTGAATTTAGCTCTATACTGTTCGTCTTGGGCAAACTTTCTTACACATGAAAACAAATCCTCAGCCTCTACTGTGCCGTTATATCCAATAGTCAGCGTAATGTATTCGCCCTTAATAGCAGATAAATTATGCTTGACTGGTGTCATTATCTTCACCCGCTTCTAGTTCCATTAATTCATTATGGATACAGTCCGCTGTAGGGCAAGTTCCATTTTCATTTAATGTCGCATAACAAAATTTGCAAAACTTCATTACAGGAACATCACTTTTAATTTCGATCGCTTCCATTATTTCACCGCCTTAATCTTTAACACCATTTCTTGATTGAGTTTTTTAAACTGTTCTTGCAAGTCGGTAATATCACCGTTAATTAATCGACGTCTCAATAACATTTGTTCTAGTGTTTCAAAACGTCCTTTGTAATAATTTTTAATTTCAGCGATTTTTTCGGCCTTAGTAGGTTCCTTTGGCTGTGGTTCTACAAACTTGCCGTCTACATAGAATTTACCTTTCATGAATTCGTCAAGCATGTTATCGCCGTCTTCGGAGTAAATATAATTAGCAGCATCCGGCCATTCCTGTTTAGCAGTTGCTAGTAATTCATCTTTGCTAATCATATTATCAACAAAAGATGTAATGCGTTCACCTTGTTCATTTAATACAAATACATATTGATTCATTTCTTTATACCCCCATAGCAATTACGCGATACTTGCCAATATATCTACTGTCAGTATTGTCAATTGTCATATAGTTTGGTGCATTCGACCACGTAGCAATTCCACTAAGATTAACAACCGATTGGTCGCCATTAGCTATTGCGATATAGTTTGTTGTCTTAAATGAAATCGGAAAATTAAATGTCGCTCCACCGGCACCAGGGTCTGACTGTGTAATTCCCCATTGAACAATGAAGCCGTTTACAAATTTCACATATCCATTAACACTATCCAGTTTCGATGCTACGATAGCACCTTGACCTAACAATCCTTTAAGTGTGCCTAAGTTAAGCACTTTATTAATATCGCTATCGTTGTAGTTAGAAGTAATAAAGTTAATAACTTCTTGTGAGTTATCGCCTTTTGTTACTTGCAAGCCTTGATTGTGTTTAACAATAGATTTGGCATACTGGTTAGAACTAATATCTAGCTTTTTATTAAATGCATCTTGATGAGCATTTGTAGCGGAATTATGAGCTTTAATAGATTCATCTAGTTGTTCTCTTGTAACAGCCGTAGATAAATCTATAAGACCTTTTACATTAGGATTGTCTCCTACCCCTAAAGCAATTAATAGGCGTTGCATTGGAATTGCATTTGTTTTATCTGGAATATAAGAGGTTAATCCACTAGCGTTAGAATATCCAATGAGTTTTTCTTGCCCACTGTCACCATTCTTTCCATAAACACCAACTTCTCTCCAATAAAATCCTGTTTCAACTTTTTTATTATCAAAGTTAAATTGTAACTGCATTTGCCCATTTGTTACTTCTTTGACATTACTTAATCCGATTTCTAATTTAGGGTTAACAAGAGATGTTAAGCTATCAATGCTTTTTGTTAATTGTCCATCTCCTATTACTGCCTTTGTAATGATCAATCTATCATCAGCTCTCCCTGTTGCTGATTTTAAAATCATTTTATTCCCTTGTAGGGTTAAACTAAGTCCCGGAAACTGTGCCATATTATCCTCCTATTTCAATTACTTCTTCATATCCAATTACACTTCCATAATAGAGATTGTGCTCGATTTCAATATCACTTAACAGTTTACTCATACTAATTTGTGTTTCTTCTTCTGCCACAACTAGCCCTGAAACAATCAATTTTTGTTCAAGTAATTGTTCTTCCCAAACTTCATAACCAATATGTGCTGGCTTAAACTCTTCAATAGAATGCTGTAAACCATTGATATCTTCACACATGTCTTTTGTAAACTTTAATTCCATAGTATAGCTTTCATTCTTTGGAATTATTACTGCAGACTCATCTGATACAAAGTTATTGGCCAAGGCTTCTAGAAACTCTTTTGTACTACTATCAGTATTATTTAACTTTGCAATTACACGGCTCCGTCTATTATGTAAGCTATCATTTCTAACGCTTATTCCAACAAACTCTTCCCATTTCGATAATGCATAAGTTGCTGATTGAATGTTATCTTGTTTTAATAGTTCAATTAACAATAATCTAATGCGTTCATGCTCTCTACTATCTGCATCACTTATTGCTTTAAACTCTAAATTTTTTGCAATAAAAAGAGGCAGATACGTAAGTATATCTACCTCTTTCCATCTAATAAAATCACTCATGCACGATCACCTCTTTAATTGTTGGTAATTGTTCATTTGTAATAACAATATTAGTAATCCCTTTATTAACTTTTAAATCACGATAGTCTAATACCCCTGTTTCTTTATTAGCTAAAATAGCTTTACCAATATTAGCATAAGATACATATGTGCCATTAAAAATTTGCTTTTTAAACTCCTCATTTAATACCTTTTTAACAGCCTCTATATCTGCTTTCCCCTTTGTCACTGTTAGTTCGATATTAATATCAAATATTGTTGGTGTTACTACAGTTACAGTTGCCCCAATTGGTGCGTTTTCAGCAATTACAGCCTTAACTTTTTCAATTAATTCTGTACTAGCACTTTCACGTTCATTATTGATAATAATAACCTTAACTGTTCCCGGACCATTCCATAATGGAATTACTTTAACTAAAAAAACACCATTAACTAATCGAGCCCACTGTTCATAATGATATACATTGCCACTGGTTGCAGGTCTTCTAACTTTTAATAGGAGCCTATCTAAAAGTTCTGAATCAGTCTCTTCATCATATCCATCATAAGCAGCTGCTTCATTGGTAACTGTACTAACACCATATATCCCCCCAACTATTTCTGTGATTGTATTTGCCCCTACATTCAAAGATTTCCCAAGTTGTTCAGATAATGCCAATACTTTAGCACTCCCAGTATCGCCTAGATTGACCTCCTTAGAAGTCCTAAATGTTTCATCATTGTCTGTGCTAAACAAACTCCCTTTAGGGATTATCGTATTAGCTGTGCCAGTTATAGTTAATATTACATTAGCTTGTGTTGCAGCTTTTCTAAATACACCATGAGCTTCTGCATGACGTGTTAAATATTCTCCCCATGCAGTTTGAGGAAAGGCCGCATCAAGTATCAACTGCATTTCTGCATAAGACTTTTCAAACTCAACTGCATTTGAACTCAATGTATCAAATACAAATGTTCCTTCATGTGTACTTAGGCCTTCTTTATCTATTTTTTTGAAATCTGCTAGTAGCCGTCCTAGCACATCTTGCTTACTTTGTGGTTCTAGCATTATACTTCAACTCCTATCGTATTTGGTCCATAAATTGTTTGTAACTCTATTTGCAGTGTAATTATTTTATGTTCTTGAATTACATTTACTGCATCTACATTTATAATGTATGGATTAACTAATAACGCATCCTTTACATATTCAAACAGATCATATTGACTAGGTGTATCATTAGGCTTTTTCCCAATGAATTGTTCAAACTCAATGCCATAATCATCATAATATGCTCTATAACGGTATCGCTCTACTCTTAATGTTTTCCACACCCATACTTTTATTGCATCATTCCCTGTTACATATTTATGATTACCATTTTTATCATATTGATAGGTATCTCGTTGAAAGTCCCAAGCTAACTCTTTGCATAGTGGCAGGGT